CGTATATAGTGAACTATCTAAGTTCTTTACCTACTGACAGACTATGCCAGCAAGTGGTATATATCTGAATCCTAATTCTCTAATGAGGCATTAGAAATTAGGGTCATATTTACTTGCCTCAAGCAATTTGAGGAGGTAGACATGACATACCGTGAGCGAAATAGATTTCTCGCTAACGAAGTCACTCCTGTAAAATCTCTGAGTTATATCTCAGGGTACGGGAGCTGTAGTGCGGATCCGACAACCTATACTGCATACTCAGCTGGGGATATTTCTTCTTCATTGAAGAATATTCAAAGCGAAAGTATGATAGATATAGTAACGCCGGAATTCGAAAGACTTAGTTCTGAAGGGGTAATTGTTAATAATCCCTTACAGCACGTAAAGTCGTACGAGTTTGACCCAGGCGTAGTGATGTATTATAAATCACACCAAAACGTTTGGGACTGTACGCCGAAACGATGTAGAGTCAATCGTAAACGTTATTGGGAAGGACCGTTAAGTATTTACTCCTTAACTGGAGATTTCTTAGCCGATCCTCTCTATAACTATGATTCGTCTTCTTTAAAAGCAATTGTTAGTACAAAAGCTTGGTCGAATGTTGATCAATCTGAAATGCTAGCGGGAGCTTCATTGTTCGAAGCAAACAAAACAGTGGAGGGAATCACAGATCTTCTTAAAAAGGTTAATAAAATATTATTAGCTCTTAGAAGGAAAGATGCAAGCGCCCTTAAAAAGGAAGCAAGCATTTCTGAGATTTCGGATCTCTACATGAACGCTCGTTATAATCTGAGGCCTTTATATTATGATGCAGTGGGATTGATGAATGCGATGAAAAAAGCATTACTCGATACCCCGCAGCGTCAAACATTTAGAGCTGTAAAAGCACATACTGCTAAAGATTCTGCAGTAGGTGTAAAAACAATTCCGTTGACTGGAGCAATTCAGCCAAAAGTCGACTTTACAAAGTCGGTTTACTCGGAAGTAAAGATTAGAGCTGGTATTCTATGCGATCTTGAACGTATTACAGACCCTCAGATATTCGGTTTTGATAGAATAGCTGAAACTGCTTGGGATTTAACCCCCTTCAGTTTTATCTGTGACTGGTTCTTGAACGTAGGAGATACTATTGCAGCCTTTTCACCAAATCTTGGTATTAGGCCGCTTGCCTCTTGGATGACGGAAATAAAAACTGTCATTCAACGAAACACAGTAGTCGATGGGTATGTTGTACCACCGACCCCTACTTACTGTATAGCTTACGAACCTATGGATTTTTCCATAACTAGTGGCTATGCTGAAAAGCGGGTAGTAACTACTGTTAGAACACCAACACTCGACAGATATCAGATGCCAACATGGTGTTTGCATTTGGATCCGTTGAAACTACTAGACCTTGGTATAATATTAGCTCGCGGTAAAAATAATGCTAGCTATATTAGAGCCGGAATGTAAAGGAGTACGCTATGTTAGCGAACACGATCACATTAGAAGTAAATGATGACAATGATGATGGAACAACAGCTTTGGTAGAGAATATTTTCAGTAGATTCGAAGAATACTTGAATCGTTCTGAGTATATTCATTCTGACCATTCTATCGCACTTCGCGATAAGCTGGGATTCTATCGTACACCCCCTAAAACAAATGGAAATTTCCGTGGAACTGCTAAATCAGCAGCTAAATTCACTAAAGATTTTCTTGTTCCGGGAGTTGATTCATCAACAACATTAACTGTACCAGCTATCATTGAGATTTCACAATCTCTACCGGTTGGTCTAACACCTGCGCAAACATTAGAACTTAGAATGCGTATGGTTGCTCTAATCCTAACCGATGCCATCATGGCACCGCTTTCTGACCAATTAATGGTTTAACCAGTCATGAAGTATTTTAAACAGATTAGTAATTTTATTATTACTATACTGAATATTTACTTAGGCTGGAGAAAGAAGAAATAGTAACTTAACTATAACTTTAGGAGTTCAAATTATGGAAAATAATAAGAATAAGAGCAAAGATGCACACCTCCGCAATGGAGGAAGAAACTATAATAAAAAGGTGAAGAAAAAGAAATACTCTTCATCTTGGTTTCGTGTACAACCACCCAAGGACTATCCTTGGAAGGTGTTGAAAGCATTATCTCTCGACTTAGCAGCATTCATGAATGAAGACGATAACATGTTAATTTCGCAGATCATACGTGATCGCGATTTCGACGCTTATCAGATCCTAGATGAATATTGGGGTTTACAGAGTATTAACTCTGATGATCTTGGTATGGCTCTATGTACTATCAGAGCCCGGTACCAGATTGCTGCTCTTCTCAAAAAGTATCTCTTTCAATCAGATAAGGATATGCGGAAACAAAACGCTATGAGTAAATTTTATAGCGCAGAAAACGCATGTCTAGCTTATAACCATAGTGGTTATAAAGCACTGATTGCTGGAGAGACTGATTTTGACGCACGTGTGTATTCGTACGCGCGTGACTTTTTGAGGAAAATATTGGGTGATCATTGTGCATCACACGATATTGTGACGAGATGGTCGCGTCATGGACCGGGAAGCAACCTAGACACCTGTAAAGGTCAGAATTCGTTGTATTTTAAATACGAATCTTGGCCTTATAGCTGTACTGCAAGAGCTCTTCCGTACGCCTATTATCTAATAAAGACTGATAAACGTTGGCTTGGGGCCCTCGAAGATTCTTATAGAGAACGCTTTAAAATAAAAAAGCATTCAATCTTGAATCAAGAGAAGTTCTGGGATGACGTTTTTGAAGTTGTAGAAGGTAATAGAATAACTACCGTTCCAAAAGATGCGGTAAAAGACCGCACCATAGCGATTGAGCCAAGCATGAATTTAATGCTCCAACTCGGTGTTGATGGTTTTATTCGTAACAAGTTAAAACGTTACGATGTTAATTTAAACGATCAAAGTAAAAACCGTTTAATGGCTTACAGAGGTTCCTTTTTTAAGGGAGATAGATCATATTCAACACTTGATCTATCAGCTGCTTCAGACACTATTAGTTTAAAAGTGTGTGAGGTACTTCTACCCTCTGAATGGTATACCTATCTCTGTGACCTGCGAAGCCCGAAGGGTATCGTAGGAAATGATATCTGTGTTTATTCAAAGATGTCATCAATGGGGAATGGTTACACTTTCGCTTTAGAATCAGCAATATTTACTTCTTTAATTTATGGAGTAATTAGAGCGCAATCTGGAAAGTGCGACTTTAAGACAGACTTATCAGTTTTTGGCGATGATTTAATCGTAAGAACTAAGTATGTCGAAAAAGTTGTTAAAGCACTAAATTCCGCAGGATTCACTTTAAATCTGGATAAGTCATTTAAAAATGGCCCAGTCAGAGAGTCTTGTGGTACAGATTGGTTTAATGGAAACCCAATAAGACCAGTTTTCATGAAAAAAGATCCATCTTTAGTTACCGACCTTTTCGTCGATCACAATCGGCTAAAAAGACAATTGGAATTAAGATGGGGATTAAAGGATACTTTGACTGCAAAGCGTATACACTCCTGGATACCCAAACAATTTTGGAAATATTCAGGACCATATAGCGATGAGTCATTTGATTCTTACATTCACCTTGATTGGCCTCCTGTGCAATACAAGGGATCTTGTTGGTCTTTCCCCATTCTCATAGCTAAACCGTCATTAGTTAAACTATCCTCAAATTTTCATATGAGGAAGTTAATGACACAGCTTAGAGGGAAACCTCAAAGTCCAGAATTTTGGTCTAAGAGGAATGTTGGAGGAAGTTGTTTTGACATAGTGAATAGTAACATTACTATGTTAGC